CTTTGACCAATAACGGCGTATGGTCGGTATTCGCATATCCACCTGCAACAATCTTGGCTAACAGCTGCGTGGTATTACCGGCAGACCCATATCTGACACCTAGCAATAACAGCTACATAACTATTTCGCCAATGGCTAATTTCACAATTCTCCTGACGTGTCCGATGTTCGACAACCAAGGCAATTTGCAAGGCATAGAGGATTTTATTGTTGCGGCTTATACAAAACTAGCTGCATCTAACCTTGTATTTAATATAACTAGCGTTAGCGCGCCAGGTACATTAGATGCTGACTCAGGGACGTTATTAACCGCCCAATTTAATATATCCATACTAACGAGCTGGAGTTAAACCATGTCATACACAGATGAGGATATTGCCTTCTTAATTAAGATCGGGCAGATCACAGAAGCACCAGTAAAAGAAACAAAAACCAAAGCACCTGCAACCGAGAAAACAGAGGAATAACTAAATGGCCATATATTTAAGCAACACAGTTCAGGTCACGCTTAATAGCGTGGCCCTAACAGATCATGTTACTAGCGCAACTATTAACCGCGTATTTGATGAACTTGAAGTAACTGCTATGGGCGATACAGCTCATAAGTTCGTAAAGGGTCTAGAGGCCAGCACAATTACTTTAGATTTTCTTAGCGATACAGCCGCTGCGAACGTGAACGCAACTTTGCAAGCTGCATGGGGTACAACAGTAGCCCTTACGCTAAAGCAGACAAGCGCAGCAACATCTGCTACTAATCCGCTTTACAGCACAACAATCTTGGTAAATAACACTACCGATATTAACGGCGCAGTAGGCGATATTGCTACACAATCAATTACATTTACTTGTAATTCACCAATCGTAATTACAACCGCTTAATCAAAAAGAACAGGGGCTAACAAATGGCTAAGTTAAAGATCACAAGAGCCGATGGCGCAGTATCTGAGCATCAGGTAACGCCTTCGATCGAATACGCGTTCGAGTTATATGCAAAAAAAGGTTTTCACAAAGCCTTTAGAGATGACGAGAAGCAGTCAGATGTTTATTGGTTGGCGTGGGAGTGTCTAAGAGCTGGCGGCGAAACTGTGCCAATGTTTGGCGCATCGTTCTTAGCAACACTTAAAAAGGTCGAGGTTCTGGATGATGACCCGGAACTATAGGGCGTGACTCGTTTACTTACCTGATTGCACGGGTCAGTTTGGAAACGGGTATCGCGCCTAATGATTTAATAGCACTAGATGCAAGGATGTTTAAGGCTTTATTACAAGCGATGAAAGATAGGGCGAAAGAGGTGGAAGATGCCAGTACAGGTAAAAGGCGGCATCGAACTTCGTAAAGCCCTAAAAAAATATACGCCCGATCTAGCTAAAGAAATGCAGAAAGAAATGGCTAGTTTGCTTAAACCTATTACTGCTAAGGCGCGTGGCTTTATTCCATCCGATGCACCACTATCGGGTTGGGGTAAAGCATCGCCTGATGCAAAATGGTATTGGAACGGGCGTGCGGCCAAGAAAGGCGTAGGTTACAAAACAACGCCTAGCAAGGTAAATCGATCAGGGTTTAGATCATTAGCTCGTATTCAGAACGCATCGATGTCTGGCGCAATCTATGAAACTGCTGGGCGTAAGAACCCAGGCGGAAACTTTAGCCCACGTTTACCAGGTGCATTAGTTGGCAAAAACAAGATGGCTGGCCGCGCAATCTTTAGAGCTTGGTCAGAGGATAACGGCAAGACTAACGCAGCTGTTATAAAGGCCATTGAAAATGCTAGAGATAAGTTTAACAAGGCTGTGGGGCGTAACTAATGGCCGTTGACCCATCAGTAAGAATAGATATAGCCGCTGAGTTTACTGGCGTAAAGGCATTTAACAAAGCCGATAAAAGTGTCAACAAATTAGGCAATTCGGCTACAAGTTTAGGCAAGAAACTAGCTATAGCATTTTCGACTACAGCCATATTAAGTTTTGCTAAAGCATCAATCAAAGCGTTTGCAGATGAAGATAAAGCAATTAAATCGTTGAGCCGCACATTAAAGAATCTAGGCTTTAGTTACAGCGCACAGACTGGTGCGGTTAATAATTATATTGAAACGCTATCAAAAGCAACTGGCGTATTTGATGATGAACTGCGCCCAGCCTTTGAAACTTTGCTACGCGCCACATTTTCAATTACTAAGTCACAAGATTTATTAGCACTTGCTTTAGATATTTCAGCTGGTACGGGTAAAGATTTAGGCACAGTAGTTTCGGCATTACAAAAGGCTTATCTAGGCAACAATCAAGCTCTTATTAAACTAGGCGTTGGTTTAAGCAAGGCTGAGTTAGCATCGGGTGACTTTGAAGCGATTACAGCAAAACTAGGACAACTCTTTGCTGGCCAAGCAGCTGATGCCGCTGACAGTTATGCCGGACAAATTAACAAACTATCTATAGCGGCTGATAATGCAAAAGAGATAATCGGCAAAAGTTTAGTAGATGCTATTGGATTGCTTGGCAGCGCAGATACAGATGGCATAGATAAATTAACTACTGCTATGGAAGATTTTGCAACCTACATAGGTAATGCAATTTATGCCCTTGGTTTATTAGGCGATAAGATAAACAATATTCCAGCAGTCCCAGCCATATTTAAGTGGTTAGCAGATAATAAACAATTATTAGGTTTATTAGGTTTGCTATCAAAAATCGGCGAGGACAATAAGAAAGGTGATTTATTCTTTCCTACTGGGGGAACTGGTCAATTAGAATACGATAAAGAAGCCGCAGCAGCTGCTAAATTAGCTGCTAAACGCTTGGCAGATGAAAAAAGGTTAGCTGCTGCTAAAGATGCTGCTGCTAAGAAAGCCGCTACACAAACAGCAAGATTAGCTAAAGCATCTGCCATGTTTGATCTCGAAAAGATTCAAGTAGCGGCAGCCCTTAAAGGTAGGATTACAGCTGAGGAAAAGTTACGCCTAGAATTACAGCAAGCAATTCTGGATCAAAACGATGAATTAGCAGATAAGTTACAGAAAAAACTAGAAGCATCACAAAGAGCAACTGCAGCGTTAGCGGCTCAAATTGTTGGCATTAAACCGCCGGTTGATCCGTTCAAGCAAACACTAGACACATTAGAAAGTATTGCTGCGCTATTGGGCAGAATTGCTGGCATTACTTTTAACCCAAGCCAAAATAAGGATCGCAATTATGACGCCCTTCTTGGCGCAAGTGCTGGCGCAAGACTTATGCCAGGTGCAGCCGTACTCCCAGGTGCAGGCTTAATGCCAGGTGGTGCAATTAGTGGAACTGTTGATACTGGCCCACCAGCACCATTTTATCCATCGTTTGCTGAGTTAGAAAATATGTTCCCTTATATTTCAAAAACTTCTAGTGCCCCTAGTTCAGCTGCAAACATCACAGTAAACGTTGATGCTGGCGCAGTAGTTATGCAGGATGATCTAGTAACCATTATTAACGATGCTGTAATTTCAGCTCAAAAAAATGGCTACACACAGCTACCTAATGGGGCGATCGTAGGATAATGACACTTCCAGTAATCAACGCGGTCATTAACTTTAGTACCGGGCCATCGTTTGCCCAGGCTTTCATAATCGGTGAAGGCATACTAGGTACTAATATCCTTGCCGATTCAGCTGCGGTAATCGTGGATGTAAGTAACGTGGTAGATAGCGTAAGCATTAAGCGTGGGCGCAATCCGCAGGTAGATGAGTTCCAAACTGGCACTATGACTTTACGCATCGTGGATCAAAATGGAGATTTTAACCCACAAAACCCGAGCAGCCCCTACTTTGGCCTACTTGATCCAATGCGCAAGGTATCTATATCGGCTACTTATGGCGGTACTACCTATCCGATGTTTAGCGGCTTTATTACGTCATATACGACCAGTACGCCTAAGAACGCTAACGATGTGGTCTATACAACCATCCAAGCCGTAGATGCCTTTAGATTGGCTCAAAATGCCCAAATCAGCACAGTTACAGGTGCTACTGCAGGGCAACTATCAGGCACACGCATTAATGAGATCCTTGATGAAATTGCTTGGCCATCATCTATGCGTGACGTAGATGCAGGTTTAACCACTATGCAGGCAGACCCCGGCACAGCTCGTACATCCCTGGCTGCATTACAAACAGTTACCAATTCTGAGTACGGTGCGTTCTACGTTGATGCATCGGGATCGTTCGTATTTCAGGATCGAACAGTAACTACGGCAAGCGTGGCAGGTACGCCAATAGTATTTAACGATAACGGCACAGATATTGGGTACTTTAATGCAGTCTGGCGTTTAGATGACACCCTTATATTTAATCAGGCTAATGTGACCCGCACAGGTGGCAGCGTTCAATCTGCTACTAACGCAGCTAGTGTCACTAAGTATTTTGCCCATACTTACAATATCCAGAACTTACTAATGGAAACCGATGCGGTGGCCTTGGACTATGCCCGTGCCTATGTCGCAAGCCGTGCTGAAACTAGCGTGAGATGTGACTTCATCGAGCTAGACCTTTACACAGATAACTATAACTTAGGCATTATTGCAGCCCTAGATTTAGATTTCTTTGACCCAGTAACTATTACTACTAACCAGCCAGGTGCATCTACCCTTACAAAGACCCTACAAGTTTTCGGCGTGGCGCATAACGTGACACCGAATAGGTGGCGTACAACCTTCACTACACTTGAACCCGTGATTGATGGGTTTATTATTGGTTCAACTTTATCCGGGATTTTAGACACTAGCGTTTTATCATACTAAGGAGTAAATAAATGGCAACAGGCTTTCCAGCGGTAACGGGTGACGTACTAACTAGCAATATGTTTAACGGGCTAGTGGCCTTTACCCTTAATGCTCAAACAGGTGCTACCTACACGGCAGTATCAACCGATCAGTATCAAGTGCTAGTAACAATGAATAACGGATCGGCTAACGCTTTCAAGATACCTACTAACGCATCTGTGGCTTTTGCTGTCGGTACAGTAATTACAGTTATGAGTATTGGCGCAGGTACTTGCACAATTTCAGCTGTAACGCCAGGTACGACAACAGTTCTTTCAGCTGGTGCAACAGCAGCTAGTCCAACCCTTACGCAATACAAGTCAGCAGCCTGCATTAAAACTGCAACAGATGCTTGGTACGTTGTAGGCGCAGTTGCATAATGTTAAATACAATCGTTGGAATACAAAGTGTTATAAAACCTGTAGTAACTGGTGGTACTTTAACAAGTGATGCTACTTACCATTATCGATCATTTACAGCATCGGGTACTTTAACTGTTTCTGGTGGCAGCGTTTCCTGTGATGTTTTAATGGTTGCAGGTGGTGGTGGTGGCTTACAAGGCGGCGGTGGTGCTGGCGGTGTCTTAGGTTTTGCATCTCAATCAATTAGCGGCGCAAAAACTGTCACTATTGGCGGTGGCGGTGCAAGCAATACCAATGGCACAGATTCAAGTTTTACTGGTTTGACTACAACAGTAGGCGGCGCGCGTGGTGTTGGAAACGATACTAATGGCGTAGTCGGTGGTTCTGGTTCTGGCGGTGGTGGATCATCAACGCTAACTACTACAGGCGGTGCTGGCACAAGCGGCCAAGGTAATGCTGGTGGCGGTAACGGCGCATTTAGATCGCCTTTTCCTGGTGGTGGCGGTGGTGGTGCAGGTGCTGCTGGCGGTAACGCAACTTCAACTGCGGTAACTGGTTCAGGTGGCGCAGGTACAAACAGCGTTACTAGCTATGGCTCATTAACAGCTACTTTTACTACAACAGGATTAGGAGCCGGTGGGTTTATTGGCGGCGGTGGTGCTGGCGGTTCAAATGGTGCTGGTTCAGGTACAGGTGGATCAGGCGGCGGTGCAAGTTTTTCTGCCGCTTCATCAGGATTAAATGGCACAGCAGGCACAGTTAATACAGGCGGCGGCGGTTCAGGCGGCTCAGGTGCTGGCGGTATTGGTGGCGCAGGCGGTAGTGGTGTTGTAATAGTTCGATATTTAAAGACGGCGGTGTAATGATGAGCCATTGGGCAGAAATAGATAACAGCGGTTTAGTGCTGCGCGTACTTGTAGGCGATAACAATGAACCTGATGAAGGCCAAGCCTTTATGGAGTCACTTGGCGGTACATGGGTTAAGACCAGTTACAACGGCACTATCCGTAAAAACTACGCTGGCATTGGCTACACCTACGATGCTAATCGCGATGCGTTTATTGCACCTAAACCTGATAACGCAACAGGCTTTGACAAAACTACTTGCCAATGGATAGTGCCAAATGACAGCAATTAGCTATAACGGCTGGCCAGCATCTAAGGATGTTGAGTCGATCCGTATCAAGTCTTACCCGATTAAGGGCAGCAGCATTAAGGTGCGCTGCGCATATTTTGCTGCGCCTTTATTGGTTGCCTTTGCTGAGCAGTTTAATGAATTGATCGAGCCGATCGATGGCGGTGCGCTAGATGATTGGGGTTACTGCTATCGAGATGTTAGGGGTGTACCTGGCAAGCTAAGCAATCACGCGTCGGGTACGGCCTTGGATTTGAACTCAAAAATTCATCCGCTTGGAAAGGCT